AATACTCCACAGCATCCTGTCCAATAATCATCAGTAGTTTTGATAGAAGTATAGTTGTCATTCTCAGGAATCTGAATTCCTACAAATAATCTACCTACATTAGTGAAGGTTGTATTTACTTCAATCATATTACCACCTATACTTAGATCAGCATAAATGCTGTATATAGTAGTCTTTGCATCGATATCAATAAACTCAATGTTATAATTACCACTAATTTCAGAATAGAATTTAATCTGCTGAATATGCATGTAAGTCAAAGGACTTGGCACATTACCAGTGTCCATTGTATCATACTCAAGTGTGAAACCGTAGTAAGCACCATTAGGCTCAGTTGCTGTACCTGTGCCTGCTGAGATACCATTGATATTGATACCTTGATTGATACTCTTAATCTTATATGCTTTGCCCATCTGCTCACGAACATCTAAAGAGAATCTGTTCTGTGCTCTGCGCTGAATCATTTCCCACAATTCGAGATATGTCTTTTCTTCTTCATTAGTCAAGCTAACAATCTGCTTAAGGCTGATGCCAGGCAAATCATTAACATAAAGACCTGATGGAGGTATAGAGCTTGAGCAGCCTCTGAGTCCGATATAATCTGTTAAGCAATTCATATTTGATTTTATAAAGGGGAGCAGTTGCCTGCCCCCCGATTATACTTAATTTTATTAAGAGTTTGTGATTGTGTAAAGCAATGCACCATTACTTCCAGTCATACGATCAGCTGCATCAAATGCATTTGTCGGAGTTTGGAATAAGCCATAACGCTTCTTAATGATTAATGCATATCCACGAGATGCAGTTAACTCAGCAGGATCGATAGCACCACCACCATTTAAACGGCCTAAATCATCTGGACAGTCGATGTACTTAACTTGTAAGTCAAACTGGATGTTAGATAAACCATTTGGAGTCCAGCACTGAGTGCGAGGATCTACGATAGTTGTGAAGAATGAAGAACCACGCTGACCAGCGAAAGAACCAACATTGTCTAAACGCTCGATTAAGTGTGCGCTACCTGGAGCAAACATACCTAATGCATTAGCATTTCCCCAAGTTGAAGCAGCTTGTCCTGATGCAAAGAAAGAGAAACCAGCATTCATAGCTAACATTGCAGGATCAAAACCTTCGCCTGGAGCTAATGCTTTGTACTTGTTTTGTAAGCTATATGCATGCATCTTAGAGCCTAGAGGTCCAACCATTAAAGGCTGTCCACAGAATTCGTTTGTTTCAGCATCTAATAATAACTTTGTTAAACCTGTTGCAAGGTCATTCAAAGTACCATCTTGCTCGATGTTAACAGTAACTGCAGAATTAGTACCTGTAGCAAAGTGAGTTCCCCAAGTTACATCATCAGTAAGGATGTTTTCCATCTTCTGATAGATACCATTCATTGCATGTAAGATTGAGTTTAAGTGCTCATTCATTAACTGAGTAGCAGGCTGACCTACAGCTACAGTTCTTGAAGCATCTTCGCAATATTGGCGAACAACATCATCTGATACCCAAACTCCTGTTTGAGCTACATTATCAACTGATACAGTTGTCTCAAGGTATGCAGGTACGAAATCTACAGAGCAAGTATCTGAAGTAGAAACTTGAGCAGTAGTTGTACGAGGCATATATTTTACACGAACATCTTTGTAGTGTCCGCCTACATTCGCAGCAGCGAAAGGACGATCAGGCTGGCTGATCAACATGTTTAAGAAACCTGGAATAGTTACCTTCTTACCAGGATAGTTAATGCCTGCAATTGATTCAAGATGCAATAACAGGGCTTCGCAATATCCGTTTGCCATTTTATTTTAAGGATAAATAGATTTAAAATTTAGTTTTTTTACTCGTATTGGATTTCTCCCTGTTTAAATTGTTTGGCTTAGAAGCCACGTATCACGATTATGACTGTTATAATGGATTGCTTCCTGCTCTAAAATCAGCAAGAGCTTTTGAAGTAGCCGCTTTAGCAGCAGGTGCTACTTGCTTAGCTACTTGCACTGGAGTTGGAGTTGGAGTATTTGTAGGAGATGCAGGAGCCTGTCCTTGCACTTTCAACAATTTAGCCTCAGCCAAGACATTTTCGGTAAATGATTTGACATCTACTGTCTTATTATCTATTGTGAAAGGCAAGTCTGGAGCTTCTGCATTAACAAGCTTTAGGCCATCATTAGTGAACACATACTTGCCTCCTCTCTCTTTTAGTTTCTTCTCCCAAAGTCCTTTAGCAGTTGAGATAGTAACATCTTTATCTAAGTCAAGTGCGTAGTTATAACCACTGAACATTGCATAAAGTTCTTTCTCAGTAAGCTTGCTTTCCCATTGTGAGTTAACATTGAAGATATCAGATTTGCGACCTTCTTTCTCTGCATTAAGTAGATTTTGAAGTTCAGTAATCTTATCAACTAATGCTTTCTTTTCTCCTCCAGTTGCACTAATACTTCTATCCTTTGCATCTGCAATAGCTTTAGCAAGCATAGGAATACGATTGTAAGTAGATTGCTCAGTTAAGATGGAAGTCTTAGTCTCATCATCGAAACTAAACTCATCAAGTAAGTCTTTAATCTTACTGTCCACTGTGCTTAGTGCTGTGCCGGTAAAGTGTTTCTTTACTACAGGATTAATCTTTGCTTCGTTCTCAGTCATTAAACGCTGTTGAACTGAAGCTGCAACACTAGAAGGAACTTGCACATTTGAAAGTGCAGGATTCATCACTAATGCTTTTAACTGCTCATCGGCAGCATCGATTTGTACTCTTTCTGATAATTCTTGAATAAATTCAGCTAATGTCATAGGTGTTTTTCCTTTCGGACTTTTATGTTTATGCAAATATAATATAAGACTATTGATTTTTAAACTTATCTCTCAACTCTTTAGGCACAACTGCAGCACTTACTGGATATAATTGATGATTACAGTTGTAACCTCCGCGATTTATGCGGAAGTTGGAAGCATTTGTCCCAGCAATCATACCTTGAGGAAGTCCTGTTTTATCATAGATAGGAACTTGCTCTCCGCAAATATTACCACTAACAATCTCTTCTAACTGTGATTTGTGGATGTATGGCATGCATGACTTCTTCGCTGCTATTAATGCATCGCAGAAAGGTCTTGATGTATCCTTCAAAGAGCCATCATACTTATACCACTCAAGGCCTAAGTCATCTGTGAGCGTTGCATTGTAGTTTGCAGAGAACTGATTCAAGCTATCTGTTACTATTTGCTTAGTGTATCTCACTAATCTTCCATCTCCGGTATCAGTGTTTAGCATAAACTCACGAGCTTGCTCTATGAACTCTGCTCTGCTTCCGCCTGTAGTTACATTCTTAACTAAGATATCTTTGATTGGTCCTGTGTAGTTGGCACTAATTGCATCCTGACCTAACTGCTCAATCACTGCATCCTGTGCAAGTTGTTGAATTTGCTCAAGCACTGATGGTACTTTGAACTTTCCTACTACTGCTGAGAAGTAATTACGCTGTAAGTCCGAAATAGTTTTATAATCTTCTATGATTGCATCGAGATCATCTTGATATTCCTTGTTAAAAATAGTCTTATCAAGTTCTGCTTTAATCTTCGCAATAGTCTTGATGTTCTTTACTGATGGCTTGATTTGTCCGTTGCTTGTTTCAAGTTCAGCAGATAGCTCTAAAACGACTTTATAGGCATCTTCTTGAAGCTTTGGCATATTGCTATTCCAAGCATCAATCCGAGCCTCTATAAGGTCTGTAATATCCCTTATTATCGCATCTGCTTTAGCCATCTATTATATTCCTGTTGGAGGTATAGCTTTTGGAGTTCCTACTACATTCACTGCTTGCTCTTCACTGAAGCCATAAATCTCAATTAACAATGCAATTGCTGCATCTCTATCTGTGATTCCTTGTGCAACTGATTTCTGAATTTCAAGAATACCTTGCACTCCTCCTACTGTTCCTTTCAATGTAGCTTGTGCATCTAATCTTTTCTGATCAACTGACTCAGGAACTTCCATTCCTTGTACTGGCACTCCACCTACAGCAGGTTTTGGAGCTGTTAAATCAGTAGCATATTGTTGCATAATCTTTTCTTGCTCAGTATAAGTTAACTCTGCAAATCCATCAATTTCATTCATTGCTCTTGTAACAAATTTGCTGATGTTAGCATGTACCACTAAATCATTTTTATTGATTGCATCGAATGTCTTTAACAAGCTAATGTTTTCTTCAGGAACTCCTGCGAATGGATCTAGTTTTAGTTTAAGTATCACTAAGTCTTTTACTTTTGATTCGTTGAACTTCTTATCTGCTAACTCAATCTGTGCTGCATTGATGATTGCCGGATCAACTTTAGCTTGTACCATTGCAGTAAGCTCATCTACTAATACCTTGCCACTTAACATATCATATCTCTCCGGTACTGGAATGTAAGGTATCAAAGTATTGATATCAATGTTCTGACCGTAGTGTCTCCATGCAAGTATATCATAGCATATCTCATCCATAATACGAACTATATCTTCTGCAATAGAATGAACAAAGCTGTAAAGCTCTTCTCTATCTACTTGCTTAGCAACTCCTGATTGAGCAATAGGTGTCTCAGCAAGAAACTCCATACTGATGGCACTCAATGCATCGTAAATATGCTGTCTAATTCTTTCTTCCTGAAGTCTCGCAATCTCAGTTTGTTTCTGAACATATCCAACCGGTGCAGTAATTGCTGTCTCACCAGCTTTAGGCATTGGCATAATAATATGCTCGAATGGATTTAATGGAAGTAATCCTTTACCACCACATGATGGACATGATACAGGTGCTGAGTTCTCTCTTGGAATCTCTCCTACTCCCTTACATCTACCGCACTGCTGAGGCTGAATCGCCCACATAGTTGAGTGAATATGCTGAACAATTTCAGCTTGTAAATCTGAATACTCACGCACTGCCTCGTTAAGCATTGGCACAATACCACTGATGCGAGACTCATATAGTGAGCTGTGATTGCCTTGCTCTAATACCATACCGTTCAAATGTCGCACTGGTATATAACCAAGCACATTAGGTATCTGCATTACTTCGTAAACCTTGCCATTCTTCTCTTCAAAAACTTGAAATACATCAGGCTGAATCAAGAAGAATCTTCTGCCATTGCGGTACTCATAATAGTCCTCTTCATAACTAAGCACCTCACTATCTTGTAGTAAGTAGAACTCGTTTATCTTATAATCAAGGACCTGACCTGAAGTGAATATCTTTGGATATGGTTTGAAGTACTCATTGTCTTGTATCTCATAGTTAATAGGCATAGTCAATACTACTGCATTGGCATCTATCAAATATGGTTTGAATGCTACGCTAAACATCCAGTTTGTTATACTTCCATTGCGCGGGAACTTCTTCATCAGATACTCCTCAGGAGTTTCATCCGATGCAATAGAAGGAGGTACATCTGATGGAAAGCTTATCATCCAATCAGAAGATTTACGGATCTTCATCAAGCTATTGTACACTTTCGTGAACACTGGCTTAGTGATTGGTGTGAAAATCTTTTCTCTATAGTTTTTAATTTCTTCGCTTTCTGCAGGCCTTCTCTCTAATATCAAATCATCAGGGAATTCTCCATTAGCATGAACTGCTAGTTCTTCTGCTAATTCTACTCCATCATGATAAAAAGAGTGTCGATATTTATTATTCAATAAATAAGGCTCAAGGAATGA